CTAGAAACTAGAGAGGTATCTAGAAACACTACGAACTCTTACACTATGCACAACGACGCAAAGACATAGGCTGAGCTACTACTAAACGAAGGAGAAGGGAAATAGCATACACACACACAAGCAAGCTGCTGGATGTTCCGGACCGATATTCGGGTCGGCCACTACCAGCGCAACAGAGCCAGACTTACGATGTTTGTGTCTGGAGAGGCTAGATCTCAAAGCCTTGTTCCTCCGGGTGCCAGAAAACCAAATTGATACCAGTTATTTAGTGCAGACGACGTTGAAGAACTGCTCCCCCAGGTGTTGAGGGGGCTACCGGTACTGGCGGTGCCAGCCTGGTTGGCAGCGGTGAGGTCGTAACGCCCACTATTGCCGGACCAGCCTGACCAGTTGCTGCTTTTAGAGGAGTTGACAGAGTAGTGTCCACTCGTTCCGGAGACAGCTGAATCATATGACCGTGAGGTCCCGTATGTCGAACCAGCACGGTTGTTAGAAGTTGCAGAGAGCGCAGCGTTCCCACGGGCGGAGTTTTGGGAGTTGCCCGCAGAGCCTTGCTGTCTGTTAAAAGTTTTATTGACAGTGGTGTTGTTGTTATTGGTTACTGTCTTGTTGACGGTTGTTGATGGAAATGACATACCGCCAAAAGAGGGTTGGGAGACATACCGCGAGTTAGAGTTATTGAAGACGCGGTAGGACTGATCGTAGTGGATAGGCTGAAAGTTCCCGTTGATGTAGACGCCATTCTGACCAGCAGCAACAGCGGCCAACGTCGATTGGGACGCCCCGAGGTCTCGGAGTACATTCAGCTTTGCATTGGTCACAGCCTGGGTTGCATAGGCTGAGGCATCTGCTTGGATAAAGGGCATGGATGCTGCTAATTGAAGTGACTGCTGGTTGAATTTAACTTGTTCTTTAAGGGCTTCTCGGGAGAGTGCCAATTCTTGGCCCCTATAGACAAGATCGCCAATTGTGCCAGCAAGGCCAGTGGCGGAGCTTGCGGCTTGGGAACCAGCGCCAATAGCAGCAATAGCTGTTGCCATGTTTTAATTGCGGGGGATTGCTCCACGACTCGTTCCCATGGTGGAGGCGGTGCTTGCGGCTACAGGACCAAGGAGTCTTGAAGTGAGCGAGGAGTACCCGGCGAAGTGGATGGTGTACTCAGTGTCAGCAGGGAGGGTCACATTTGCTGAGCCACCGGTGACAATGTAACCGTCTGGCCGGATGCCAATCTCAAAGGAGTAGTAGGGACTGGAGAGGCGGTAGACTGCCATGGCGTCTGGCGCCATGGTCATACCGTGCTGTCTAAGCGCAACGGAGAGGTGCATGGGCTGAGTACAATAGAAGAGAGAGTTGCGCGCTGCAGACGGGTTTTCAGTTGGCACGTCAACGAGAGTGGGGGCACCAAATGTTATGAAGGATTGGCCAACGGGAGCGTAGACAGTTGGTGAGTCGGGAGAAAAGAGCTGGCGGAAATTCTGATCACTAGAGTTCCCAACAACCATCTTGTAGCCCGCAAGGCGTTGGTAGTTGGTTGAAGTGCTATTACGTGGGGCACTACCATAGATATAGTAAAAATCACAGTCGGGGTTCATTTCCTGGGAGAAAGTGAAGCCATAAGAGCTCGGCAGGCCAGTCACATCAGGTTTCCCATAGATAACCTTAACGGCCAGTACCTGAGTTTCATCCGTAAAAGAGTTAGTTCCAGCGCCCGAGGTGAACATAGCAGCTGCACCATAAATCTGACCAGCAAACCTATTCCAGTTACCAGAGCTGGATGGCGAGAGGTTGGTCACTGGGCCTCCACCTTGAGCGTAGTCAGGTTGGTAAGGATGGATTTTAGAGGGCCAGGCAACATCCTCATCGAAGTTGGTTTTTGTCCAGGTGACTATTCGATTAGTGGTGTAGAAGTTACTAGAGCCAGGCACCTGAATCTCCCATTCGACGAAATTACCAGGGGCACCCAGGCCCCAGCCTTTAGTGGTGCCATCAACTGCATAATGGTTCCAGGATTGGCGCGCCGAGGACGCGGTGGTCCAGGTGGAGATTTGGGACTGGACACGGTTTGAGAACCAGCCAAGAGTTGACTCGCCGAGGATATCCACAAGCTTGGTTTCGAAGGAGGTGGGTTCGCGCATGAGACAGAAGGTGAAGTCAGGAGCGGGGGTGGTGTAAACAGTGATCTCAACGGCGGAGGTGGTGTTAGTGTTAGTGCCGAAGGGATTGATAAGGGGAGAGGAAACTGAGAGGACCATTTTAGTAACATTATCCTTTCCGCCAACTAGGTGGTACGCAGTGCGCCGGATGTCAGGTAGGTAGAGCTGGACAGGTTCTGGAACGCGGGCGTCCACAATGGCATAAGGATAGGCAGTAGGGTTGGTCATGTTTTCAACCTCAACGTCAGGAGGGAGTATGGAGGCAATGACCCTACCTCCATACATACCTGAGCCTGAGACCTGGACACGGACAAACATGCCACCGGACCAGCCGGTGTACATGTGGGAGAGCAAGTCGAGGAAAGGGTTGGATGTGGGGTCAAGCTTGACAGTCCCAATTATCTGACGCGTAGGTTGAGTGGTGTTCCAGGAGTAGCGTGCGGCGGCAATGAAGAGTCCTTCGACGCCAGAGGGAAGCGTGTTAGGCAGACCAGCCCCAAGTGTTGCGAGGGCAAGGGACTCGCCTTGTGGCGCACCAGCAGAGCCAACGACAGCCTGCGTGGGAGTGTAGGCAACTGTAATGCCAGATTGATCGGCTGTGGTTGTAGTGTCTTGGGCCGGGGAGCCTTCTTTCTCATTATTCTGAAACTCGAACTCATTCTGGGGGCAGTCAGTTTGAATGTCGCCCTCAGAGAGGAGAGCATTAGAATAGGGGTCAGCAGTGATGTAGCGGGAGCGGTAAAGCATCATCTGGGTTTCCCAGTCTTCAACCTCACAAAGAAGGCCTTCACCCACGATGGTTTCATGGAAGAGGTGTTTCCAGGTGTTATAGATTTCCTGGCCGTGTAGAGCAAGGGCCAGGAGAGCTTCCTGAACTTGGACAGTGCGTGCAGAAGTGTCCTTTGGCAGTTTTGGGAGAGTATGATCCATGGTCATAGAACCATGGACCCAAACCGCCTGGCGTAGGATGGAGTGGAGATCCAGACGCCCAACAACTAGATTGTTGAGAGGCACAATGTCACGCTTAAGGAATGTAATGTCCGAATCCATGAGGAAGTTCTGGGTTTTGTCTGCAGCGGTTGGGGTGAGTCCAAGTTGGCGGAGGGCTTCAATAAAAGAGTCCATGATAGCAGCACAGCGGGGGTGAAATGCGTAGATGCAGTCATCACCGTAAGTCCAGATGCGGTTCACGGTGAGTGGGTCGCGAGTGCGTGCAATGCCAGCCTGGTCTTCAGCCAGCCAGAGGGCAGATGTGAAGTAAATGCAGTGGCAGAGGGAGTTAATGACAGACGTGGCAGGCATGCCAGAAGGCAGGCCGCGGAGTGCTGTGAGTTTCTTGTCCATGAAATAGCCTACTGGGTGCATGTGCAGGGTAGAGCGCAGGCATTCGCGGTAGGGGGTGTCAGGGCAGAGGTCACAGAGAATGTCCACTGCAAAGTTAATAACCTCAGGGTGCATGGTGGAGTCCCACTTCTTATAGTCCAGGCAGAGTGTATGTCGGTCCTGGATCTGCGCCACGATAGTGGCGACAAAAGTGGAGTCCATCTGACAACCGACGGAGATGGGGGAAGCGATAACGACAGATTTGAGTGAGTCGAGAAGCTGTCCCCAGACCATTGCAGCCAGAGTGGTGAGGCCTACATCCGTTCCCCAGAGAAGTCTCTTGCGGGACTCAGCGATCTTGCGCTTGGGGAGGAGCTCATCCTTGAGGGCGAGCTGGTAGGCATGTGTGATGGGTCGGCCAGAGCCTGCGACAGCCATGATGGAGTCGAGGTGTCGTGTTAGCTCGGTGCCAGGTTTGAGTACGGGTCCTGAGGGGGTGAGAGCAAAATAGTCGCGCTTAATGCCTGGGACAAAAGGTCCACAGGTGGTGCCAAGGTCAAGGCGCTTAAGGGCAAGGGCAAAGGGTTCAAGCTGAGGAACATTGCAGAAGGAGATGATTGAGGCAATGTGACGTTGGACGTAGCGCGAGGCTTCCTCCACAATTGGGTGGAGGGGTTGCGGGGCTTCCACATAGGGGGTGAGCTGGTTTGCAAGGATGCGTTCTTGAGTCATGCAGTTGCGTGGATCAGCGCCCCCATAGGGAGCAGGTTCATAGTCCTCCCAGACATTCTGTTTCGGATGTGCGACAGAACGCGAGTAGGAGGTGCCCTTGCGGAGTGGTCCGAGCATAAGCCCAGAATTCTCTACAGGGAGACCGCGCCAGGTTGTAGGGGCAGGAGTCTCGACCTTAAATCGAGAAATGAGGGACTGACGGGTGCCCCGGTAGAAACCGGAGTGAAGCCCACAAACTTGGCCTACGGAGTTGTAGTAGGGTAGGCCGCAGTCACCCTTGTAGGTTCCGCCATTAACATGGCAGAGCCAGCCTTCACAGGGGATGTGACACTGCGTGACAGTGTGTTCATAGGTGTTGTGAAGCGGGCGGTTGTCCCAGGTTCGGACGGGTGGACCCTGTCCGAGGTTGGCAGCATGGGGAATCTCGTGGGCCTTGAGGATGGTAATGTCATTGGTACCTTTCTTAAGCACTTCAAAGTCATGTCCATCGACGGAGGCGAGCTCGTCGATGCCGTGTGTGTTGGTGGCCCAGCGACCATTGCCAATGTGAATTGCCCAGCCGAGGCGGGTGCCGTCGGCTCGGAGGCAGGGGGCACAGAAGTCTGCGTAGTTGCCGGATTGGGGTTCAAAAACATTGGTTTGGCGGGCTTGGAGCCAGCGTGCCAGCTGTGCAACGCGTTCAGTGGTAATTGCAGCGTTGTTGATGAGGGAGTCACGAGCTTGGATAAAGTCGTTGACAGTAGCACGGGCGTCGACGCGTGTATTATAGTCGCGCCAGGTGTTGTATTCCTCGTCAGAGAGAGCCACGCCAGCTTGGAAGTTGCGCACCATTCCACGTGAATTAGTTTGTGGGGTGGAGCGAACGAGCTGGGCGTAGTAGGTGATAGCTGTTGCAGTAGCGGCAGTGTTCAAGTGGGAGGCTAGTATTTTGCAGAGGGATCGGCAGATGCTCTTGAACATCTCCCAGATTGTCATGCTGGAGACGGGTGGAGCGCTCTGGGTGTCCACACAGTGATCCTTGTCCGTGGTGGAAAAAACAGACATGAAGTCGTGGGTGTAGACGTAGAAGACTCCGGCGTCTGTCTTGAGGACGTAGGAGTGATAGGTGTAGCCCCAGGTGATGTCTGCGAGACTAGCAAAGAAGGCTGTCCAGGATTTGACTTCGAGGCGTGAGGCAATGCGGGCGATAATCGGAAGCATAGCCGGCCCATAGACGGACCGGAGAACGCCGAGAAAGTCGCCAAGGCGTTTGCAAGTGAAGGACTGCTGAGGAGGCAGGGCACTTGGTGGGAGAGCCCCGGCATGTACGATGGTGCGAAAGAGCCGGGTGCGAAAGCCATGGTTGACTTCGTGGGGAAGTTTTGGGCAAAGACCGAACTTGGTATTCAGATCGTTGGCAGCCTGATTGACATGTGTGACGACGTACCAATCCTTGATTGCGGGGTCTTCAGCGCCGGCAGTGGCAATTACGTGGCCACCGCGTGCGTTGTGGAGGTCGGCAGTCGTGAGGGCTCCTCTCACTTCAACGAGTTTCACGAAAGAGTTGTTCGTGGAGAAGGAGTGGAGGAGTTCGGCGCGGACGTCAGCGGCAAATTCGTCAGGGACGATGAGGCCGATAGCCTGTGGAGGCGCGGCTTGGAATTCAGGGCCGAGACGGGCGCGGATTTCCTTGATGATGGCTTTGGGAGTGCAGTTAATTGGGCGGGCACGGACACCATCAAGAGTGTCGCCTTGTGGAGTGTAGATATCGGCGAGGTAGGGTCTGCGCGTTATACGCAGGTGTGAGAAGTCATCCTTGAAAAGGGAGGCGGGGGGATCAACGCCAGGATTCTCCTTCATGAATTTGTCTACAGCGGGGGAACTAACATCGTAGAAGATAAGTCTGCGGTAGAAAGCGTGAGCGCGGGTAGAATCAGGGGAGACTGGGGTTGGTGTGTTGGTCGTCATTGCGACGACGCGGGAAGCCCAAACACGGCCTTTGTTTTCTGCGAGATCGCAGTTGAGCGGGTAGGCGGTTTTATTGAAGATGCCTATCACGCCCTCGACAAAGGACATGTTAGGGTCAGTGTCAAACTCATCCCAGAGGCAGGTGAACTCTCCGGTGTAGGCATCGGAGTGGTCAATCTGCATGGAGAAGTTGGAGTGCACAGTATCAGGTGAGATCTGATCAAGCACCCAGGTGGCAAGAGTAGTCTTACCAATACCAGGAGGGCCACAGAAGACGACACCTACGGGGGGTTCCCGTGCAGTACCTTGGCCTTCAATCTGGTTGAGTCTGACAATGAGGCCGGTAAGGGTTGCATTTAGGGCTTTGAGAGTGGGGAGGTGGACAGCGTAGTCCACCTTGACCATGTGAGAGGTGATTTCATCCTGAATTTGTTTCAGGTTCTTGAGCTGCTGCCTGCGGTTGGGAGCGTAGGAAGCAGAGACAGGCTTAACGACCTCAATAGAGGCGTCAAGGACCCGGTCAGTGAGTGAGTTTACATGGCGGGTGGTGATGAATCTGCGGGCAAGGTCAAAGGCAAGTTTGGCGATTTTGATCATCGCAAGCAGAGAGGTTGCGGTGGCAGCTGCACGGCGGAGTTCAGAGGCGATTTCGCCTGGCAGGTGGCCAATGATCCAGACACAGATCATCGCACCGATGGCGACAGCGATGGAGGTGGTTGACTGTGCCTCGATTTGGACGCCGAAAGGGGAAAGCATTCCAAAGACGCGGGAAGCGAAAGTGGATAAAGCATCGACGACTGCTTGTGCGCAGCCAGCGATAAGTTCGGCATCGAGGAGTCCGTAGAGTTGGAGGACTCCAAGGATATAGGTAGCAAAGCCTAGAGGGGTGCCGTCAAAGGTGAGAGCAAGGGCCATGAGTGGGATGGGCTCGATGGTTTGGAGTAGGGCATCGATAGATTGGTTTCCTTCAGCGAAGGACTGAAGGAGTTGGGTGACAACCTCGATGACTGAGCGCATTTGTGCGCCAAATGAGCGTGTGACAAACCATTGTTCAATTCCTTCAACAGCTTTCTTCAGTGTTTGAACCCAGTTCCTGGCTATAGGATTACGCACGGGTCGCAGGTTGTTGAGTTCTGCACTGTTGAGCGCGTCGTTGTCCGCGAGCCAGAGGGTGACAGCTGTGAGTATTGCAGCTGCTCTGTCTGGTGCATTCTCGTAGTTGAGATTGCGCCAAACTTGCGCGAGGGTCGCGCGGGGAGGCGTGCCGGAACCCGACTTGATGGAATCCTCCACAGCCTTGATAATTTGGGCTGGGGTTGAGGTGTCGTCGGCGAGGAGCCCCATGATGCGCGCAGTGAGATCAGCGTCGGGTCGTTGATTGGGTCCCGACAGTTCATTGGCAAGCCTGTTGAGCCCAGGTGCGCGAGTTCTGGGAATGGTTCTGGCGGTAGAGTTTCCGGCGCCCTGTAATTCAAATTGACCTTTGCAGACCTCGCACGTCGGCGAGTGCCTGCGTAGGTGGTAGGCACGGGGGAGGGTTCTTTTCCAGTCATCAAATTTGCCAGAGGTTCTGAAGAAGTAGGCGGCGTAGGTCGCCGCACAAAGGTGGCACTTGGTGTGCTCTTCTTCGAGGCTTCTGACAGACTTCCAGAATTCAGGCGGGGGGACTTCCTCCAGGGGATCAGGTTCATCTCTAAAGGCGCGGCAAGCTCTAGCGTGGTCGGCCTGCGCAAGGCGAGAGGCGAAGAGATAGGGTCTAGATTTGCGTTTGTGCCTTCCGCAGAACTGCATGTAGTCGACGTATGCAGCGGCGCATGCGTGACAGCCGAAAGCGTCGAGGGCAAGCATGTAGGGTGAT